GTTTAGTTTAATTTAGTTTAATTTAATTTAGTTTAATTGATAATTTGATAATTAGTTAATTAGTTAAGCAAAAGAAAGCTGAGACGTCTATCCGACTGACCCAAGTGGGCGAATAGATTTGTCCCCGCGGTACCAGGCTATGAAGCCACGACTGTATTCGCAGGTAGTCCGAAATTGCATATTCACTCCTGTTAAGAAAGGAGCGCGCAACGTCGTCAAAAGAAAGAAACGTGTCACGTGAGCATTCACGTGATACATGATCGAGTGAAGGCTTTAATTTGTTCCAATATTTAGTCCATGATATGTTAACACTTCCAGGTCGGTTGTGCCAACAATATCACTTCGGCTCACACAGTACTTTCGTTTTCCATGTGAAAGGGATTTGGGGCCCTGATGTAGGGGGCGTTGGTCTCTTCGATGATTTCAATTCCGGGGGTTTTGTCCTTGGTCGGTGATTGTTCGAATGGATTTGGGCCTTTGAGTTGAGGGGAATCGACTTCTTCGTGCAGAATCTCGACGGTTGGATCAACAAAACTGGCTGTGCCAGTTTCTACTCCAGCGGTGTGTACCTTGGTTGGTGGTACCCCTGGTGCCAGAATAGAAGCCGTTTCCTGTGGAAACGCTGCTTTGTATTCGTCGGTCATTTGCATTGGGAAATCATCTCCAATGATGAAGTTCTCCTGTACTCGGTCGTCATCGGCGGCTACGTATTCGGCAGCATCACGTCTTGCGTTGTGTGCTCGAACCAAGTCGGGTGCATCGGGATCGGAATCCGTCATAGGTGAGGTTGATGCGGTTGGCATTCCCCCATACCCTGCTTGGTTTGCGTAGGCTGCGCCACCTCTTGCGAGTGTGGCTCTGAGTCTGATGTTGTCTTGTTCTTGTGCCATAAGCCACTTCTGTTGGTCAAAGTAGGCTGATTGCAAATCAGATTGTTGTGCCCAAGCGGCTTGTTGTCCAAGCACGCCTGACAGTCCATTGGCCATTCCGCCAATACCGGCAGCAACTCCCCACATATCCTTGCGGATATAACGTGGTGGGCGGCGGGCCAGTACAGCAGTGTTTCGTGTGACTGTGACTTCGCAATCTGGTGTGTATGCATATGGCATCTGTACTCCTTGTAGTGGCATGTTGTACAGATCTTCGTCGCCGTGACTGCGGCTGACGGTGACAGGGTCTACTGTCCTGGACACCCAACCTTCGCCAAAGGTTGGTATGTTGGCCCACTCGGTTGTAGTGGGACCTTGAGCTGTCCAGGCCCAATCGGATGTGCTATTGTCATGAGTCCAGTAGCGGTCGGCAGTTTTCGGTAACATGAATGCACCGTATTGATTAAGCAATACGTGACCCACGCTGCGTCCTCCGCGTTCAGCTAGTTGATAGATGAATCCAGGTGTACCGGGGTGATTACGGAACCATAACGAGAGAGACTCTCGGTAGGCTGTTTCGGAAGGCCCTAGTGGCCAGGTTGATGAGGTGCATCCTGCGAGTACTCCAGGAATGACTGCGTCAGGCCCCATAAAACGTACGACTCTCAATCCACCTTCGGTGGATTGCGATTCTACGCCTACAGAGGTCTGGGTGCAGACAATCTGTCCTTTGTAGTTGATATTCGGATTGTCCATACGGCCAACGATAGCAGTAAGTGAGGTATCTCCATCCTCGGGTTGTGTCTGCGTTCCGTTACCATCTGTCCAATAGAGTTGTGGAAGGAAGTTCATGTCAGCTAGAATGGAATGATTCTGAAATCCAGAAATTGCACGGCTTGTGCCGATAGCAATTTGGAAGTTGAATGGGATAGCGGGATCGGTGGTGCCTATGTTGTTGATACAGGTATTCCGGTGCTTGCCTCCGTCCACTGTGTAGCGAACTTCGTTGTTTCCGGTCGGATTTGCGGTGAAGGGCTTCTGTAACACTGAAGAAGGTTCCTGCCATGCAAGAAGTCCATCATATGTATTGTACGTGAAGTGAGGATCGGGGATTTTGCGCCCAGAATCGAGAAAGTCGAGTCCGAGTGTTGTAGCGATGGCATAAGCACTACTTGCGGTGGGTTTGATCATGGCGAGACTGATCGGGCTTGTGTCAAGAGACTGAGCCCATTGTAGGAAGTCGCTGTACGAACGTATCTGCGGTTCCGTGTCGATGTCACTGATGTTTTGAGCCATACCGCCCAATACGGAGATTTTGTTTCCATTCACAATTTGCATGAATGGTCCGGCTGATTTCGCGCCGAATGTCGTCCCAAATCCGACATTGAAGTCTTCAATGGGCAAGGTGCTGTATTCTTCACCGTCTATAACGGGTCGGAACACACCTTGTGGGACTGGTGGTGGTGCACTAGCTCCACCTCCTCCGAATAGTAGGTTGTATTCTGGCATTACGTATTTGGTGTCCATGGTGATGTTAGAAGAAATCCTGAGGGGAACTGTAATTCCCGCCCCAAATGAATTCTGGATCGGCGTCAGCGCAGAAATGAGAATTCTGCCGTATTCAAAGTTGCTATCTCTCTCGAGTTGAACAACTTCGTGCAAGGTAGAGAACCTCGCCGTGATGCTGATGGTGGTTTTCAATGCGATATCCAGATCCACGTGAGTGAATACTTCCAATTCTTTGGTGTCCAAAGAGGTGGGATTGGCTTGAGCTGGTAACAGCGTCATTCGAATGATTCCGAATGCTGTTGCCGGTGCTGATAACGTGATGGTGAAGGTGACTCCACCAGGAACGCATCGTCTATGCAATCTTGCGTACCAGGCTGCCCAATCTCCAACACACTTTGGATCCCAAGGATTGAGTGATTGGTCGAATAGAATCGTTCCAGCGGCGGTGGCAGTGCCTACTGTGATGGTCAACAATTCTCTCGGTTTGAAGATGGAATGAAACACGGAGTCACCGTATCCAGCATATGCTGACAAAGCGGGCATGTATCCGCCTGATTCCATCAGCATGGGACCCGAACTATCTTTGACGGATATCGGAGGGGCGATTGGAGCCATTGGCTGCACAGTCCGGCCAGTGCCGGGTGTGTCCATAGCACGGTCCATGTCCTTACGGACAACGGGTACAGTTGGTGTTGCACCATACCAGCTACGGAATTCGTCCCATGCTTGTGGATCTTCAAGGTGAGCGGACAAATCGGTGATGAGGCTTACAAGTCTGTGCAGTGGGATGTTTTCTGCCTTGAGGTCGTGGTTCTTGATCATGGCTACGAGCGCAAAACGTCGTGCTTTGAATTCCTTGTCACAAGCTTGGAAGCTGCGACAGAAGTTGTTGAGGAGCCAGAATGAGGCAGACTGAAAGAACGGAAGTCTCAGCTTCGGGAAGCATTTGACCTTGAGTTCAGCAGTTCCGTGATCGAATAACGTTTCGGGTAGTATCGCAAACGTCTTGGCTTCGATGGTGTCCAGGAATTCTTTGGCTGTGCTAACACGAGCCATAACAGCGTTCAGGTTGAGACGTATTTCAGCCATTTCTTTTTTCTTGTTTTTGACAGTGATTTCTGGGAGCTTGCTTCGTTTGGGAGTAAGTTCTTCGGTGAGTTCAGCTGTTGACAACGAAATGATCTCTAACGGCAGGCGCTGTTCTTGAATAGCCAACCACCGTTTCCTTTCAGCTTGGTCGAAAGTATCGACCTCGCGAGTCAGGCCGCGTGATTTGGCCCACTGCTCAATTCCATAGTTGTAGCTGTCATACTTTTCACGTCCGTATGCTACCAGATCGGGTAGCACACATTCTAGTTGTCCTAGAATATCAATATCTCGCGTCATGCGAGTGTATTGCGACGCTCCACTGAGCGCGGTGACGCGAAGGCGGGGCTGAAATGTATTCGGATAATTGGTCATCCGAACCCAGTGTCTACCGAGGAACGTTGCTTCGTCCATGTTGGTCGATTTGGTGTTCTGAGTGGGGTCTTTGGTGTCAAGTGTCAACTGGATACCAAACACATCTGCAAAGTATTGGCGAATGAGAGGGAAATTGAATCCCTCAATCTTCATGTCTGATACCGCAAGTATCAGATCGTCGCCACCGTGTTTCGAGCAGATATGTTCGATAAACGAATCAACGTCTGGAGCAACCAAGTCGGCATAGCAGCTATACAACATAAGAAGCATAGCTGATGAGTCGACGAGACTGGTTCCATACATTCCACTACATACGCCGCCTTGTTTGGCACAAAGCGCGTTGTCGAAGCAGATTGGTTTGAAAGCGTGCTCCTCGAGCAATACTCTCAGCTTCTTCTTGATTCCACGTTGAGAATCAGCATCATGTCCAGCACTGTAGAATGCGCCGAAAAATTCATCTAGGGCCGTGATAACACTACCGGGGACGGTCCAGTCAAAGGACGAAGCGTCGATGGCAATGATATTCTGTCCAACAGCTGTCAGCTGTCTGTACAGAGAGTCCCAGATCATATTCGGATCATTTTGAATGATGAACGGTGATTCTGCTCCCATAGTACGGAAGGCCATTTGAATTGGCGCTAACAAACGTCTCAAGTTGATGACGTCGTTGACGGGCATTACAATGAACGCCCGTTTCTTCCATGCTTTTGCAAATTCAAGTTTTTCTGCCTTGAGTTTCACTGATGCGGGTACTGATAGTCGTTCGCCGCGAGCTGCCATTTCCCATTGTTGGTCTACAACACGAGCCAAGAACCGTGCTGCGTCGTTGTCTTTCCATGCATATCCGTCTGAGGCATCGCCCCAAAGGAGATTCTTGTCGGTGAC